CGCCAAAAACATCCGCAATAAAAAGCCCGAACGGAACTAATATATTATTCCAAATATCAATAAAAAATTGGCTTATAGGTTCCCAGTGTTTTAAAATTAATGCGGGGATTGTTATAAATGGTAAAAAGATTACTCCTAATGCTACAAAAAAAGGATTGTCTAAAAGGCCAGAAAACCAATTCCAAATATCCCTTACGCCCTGTCCTATTGCCTCGGTTATAGCGTCCCAGTGCTCTATTAGTAAAACTATTCCAGCAATCAATAATCCTACTCCTACAACTATCAATCCGATTGGATTTGCAGTAAGTGCAATATTTAAAGCCCATTGAGCTGCTGTCCATGCAGCCCAAAGTGCAAGAATTGGAACTATTATCGGTTTAAGAAATTTTATTGCTTCTGCAAACCAATCAATAACACCGGAAACTATATTAAATGTAAACGCCAGAGCATCAAGGCCGTCCTCCATGGTTGCGGTTTCACCAACAAAAACCTTTATTACAGATGTTGCAATATCTAATAATATTCCGCCGAGCTTAAATACTGCATCAAATACGGCTGTAATTGGGGGTTCTAAAGTTTCAAATATCCCGGTCATAACAGCTAAAAACTGCTCTATGCCGCTTCGAATTAATTCTTCGTTTGCCATAGCCCATTGAACTATTCCTTGAGCCGCTTCAATTCCTAAATCAATAAACTCTTTCATAAATGGCAATGCTACTGTTCCTATTGCGCCAAATGCTAAATTTACATTGTCTTTTAATGTTGATAATTTACCGGATAATGTTAATGACGCAATCTCCATTCCTCTATAAAATAATCCGCCTTCACTTGTCATATCTCTAAATGTTTTTGTCAAATCTTCATTTGTTACCTTTCCTTGTCTTAGTAATTCAAATAATTCATCAGTATTGTCCCTTCCAAGGCCCATTGATTCTGCCAACTCGGTAAATATAGGAATTCCAGCTTCTGCGATCATCTTTAGAGATTCCATATCCGGTTTTCCGAGCAACAACGCCTTTGTGTAACCTCTGGTTATAGATGTAAGTTTTTCCATGCTACCGCCAGCCGTATCACCTAACATTTTGAATGTATCAATTGTATCTTCAATCGATCCGTTCATTACTGGTAATAACTGAGATGCTATTTTTGATATTCCTTCAAATTGAAATGGTGTATTTGCAGCCTCTTGGTTTAATGCCGCTACAAGCTCTTTTGCCTTTTCTACACTACCCATAAGAGGCGTAAAATTTGCAGTTGCATCCTCTATCAAACTTGCCTGAGTTATGAAATTGCCGAGGCCCTCTTTAAGTAATTGAAAACCACGGCGTAACAATTGAGCGCCCAAAATGCCTTTTATAATATCCCCAAATCTTGACCCTGCCCCGGATGCTTTATTAAATGCCCTGTTTGCACGGTTTCCAAAATCTCTTGTTCTATTACCAAATTTATTTAATAGATTTGAAAGTCCTCCGTCTATCCCGTTAAATCTTGTATTTATGGCTTTATCAGGCATTATTTACTTTTCCCTTTTGGTATTTTTTTACCGTATTCTTTTTGTATAATTTCATGCCATTTATTCCAGTATTTTAAGTCGTTATATGTCATCTCTTCAATCACGTTTATTGGTTGATGATTAAAAAACATATTACCCATCCATTGATTTATGTCAGAGAAAATAGTCGATCCATCTTCTCTTATACTAATAAAAAAAGTGTACCCAAAATCTCAGCGCATGCCAGATCATTTTGTACCCCACCTGCTTTTAATAATTCAATACCATCGGAACCGAGGCCGCTTAAAGAACCTAAAAAAGCATAAAGCCTTTTATAATTTTCGGTTCCGTATTTATCCATCACTTTTTTTTGTCTGGATCCTACTTCCTGATATTCTATTTTAGCACCTGATTGAGTAGTTTGTATTATATTTAATATTCCGTTTTCATTTACTCTGGTTTCAAGTTGGCCCCTTCTAAAAAATCCAATTAGAGCATCAAGAATACTTTCCCCTGCTGCCTCTGATTTTTCTGAATCTTCTAATCGTTCCAATGGAATATTATAGTAATTGAGTATTTCAACTATTTGTTCAAGTGCCGAGTCCTCACTAATTTTATTGCGATCCGGTTTTTCTTCTTTTAACTTTTTTAACTTGCTTAATGTTCTTGATAATTTTCCCATATACTCCCCTATATGTTTTTATTTTTTAAGCAACAAATTCCTCCCATCCGTTAGCCGGATGCAATTGAATCGTTGCCCGATTTTCTTCGGTTTCCCTTGTTTCAAAATAGATAGAACCTTTTGCACGCCTAACGCTTCCGTCCGCTGTTTTATATGACATTGGAAAATCTTCTAATTTTTCCGATAAATATTTTAATTGTTGCTTATCGTTTGCATTTGCTTTCAATATTACGCTTTCAACTTTTTCAACTCTCTTAGTCATTTTTTTAAATGACTTTCCAGAAGTTGCAATCCTGTCATTTTCGAAACCGCTTCCAGTTTCATTGAAATTAGAATCTGCCATAACATCAAAAGTGATTCCATCTAACGTTATTTTTAGTATTGATCCTGAGCCATCACCCATAATTTACCTCCATTATTTATTTTAACTTAATACTGCAATTGAAACATCAAACTCAGTTTCATTATCGAAAATCAATCCTTCGCCTGAAAGTATGACTTTTATTTTATTGTTAAATCCGTCCGCTCCGGTTCTGATAGTAGGAGGATTTGTTTTTAATTGTTCTTTTGAGAATGTGTCTGTATATATCCACGCGTTATCCATCCATGTGTCGATTAAGGAAATGTCCTCATCAATTACCGCGTCAATATCTCTTACATATTCCCTCGATGCTGCGTTACTTACTTTCGTTACATCTTCTACAAATGTTACGTTTTTCCATTTATCGGCGTTAAAAGTTACATATTGACTGTTAAGGATATTTTGAAGTACTGAAATATTTCTCATGCTTCTATATCCGTTAGATGCCTGTGGTACTTTGTCGGGATGATAATAAGTTGCAACATTCTGTAATACTACATTTCCAGAAATTACAAAAGTGGGAGAAATTCCGGACTTAACTGCAAGATCTCTGTTTGTATATTCGCTTGTCCATCTGTCAGCCGTTGCCCCGGGATCAATATCCTGTAATATCATATCAACATAGTTTTGTTCTGCAAGACTGTTATTTACTTTTGCCATTATTCCCATAGCCTGAGCTGCAATCTCTTCTGGATGTGAATGAGAGCCTGGAACTGACACGGTACCGTTTGCACGGTCTGTTTTTCTGCCGTCACCTATTGCTCTGATGGCTGTCAATCCTGCTGAGTCTGCTACAACATCACCGGTTAGTACTCTAAAAGGTTTATGTACTAATTCAGAATACAATCCGATTTTAGTATTGCCAGCACCTACATATGCAAGTATTGCATCCATAGTTGTAGTGTCTGCACCGTAACCGTGAATTACATCGGTGAAAAAGTTTTCATTTGCGTTGTCTCCAACTCCTAACGAGTTAAGAGCTGTTGCAATTACTTCAACTCCTGCTCCGCTTGCCATTGCTGTAATTACTGCGGATACTCCGGAAGGTAATTCTTCACCTTGTTTTAGGTTAAATGCAAGGTCAATATTATTTCCCCAGGTACCAACTGATTTTGCTGTAAAATCTACTTGAGCAGTAGTTACTCCATTTACAAGCGCCGTTACTGGCAACTCTTTAATTGCATTTACAGCTACTATAACTGCGGCTGCTATATTGTCGGCTGTCATGGCATCGGTTACAGCAACTTCGACAACTCTGTTTAAAATACCACTTATATATAATGATATTTTCCCAGCCAGAACACCGGTTGATGCTGTAAAGTCAATGTCTCCTAATGCCTGTACTCCAGTAGCCCCATCCTCAGCTTGTACTATCATCCAGGCTTCAATACTATTTTTTGAGCCCTTGAATCCTTGTTCTGCAAGACGATGTAACATCCATCCAAAACCTGTTAGGTTGCCTACGTCTTCGGGACTTGTAACTGGTATCGGAGTGTTAAGACTAAGACCTGCTTCTTTTGTAGGATCGCCCGTGCCTATAAATAATATTTTTCTCTGTACAACTTCGGCGGATGTTTGAAATTGTGTATTTGTAACGCCGCTTGTTACCGCAGCCGCTAAACTACTTGCTATAACCTCACCCATAATTTACCTCCTATGGATCTGTTGGATTTACTATTACCCCGGCATTATCACCGAGATCATCTTCTATTGAAAAATCTGTATCAATTGCCGTTGCCGCTACCGGTGTTTCACCCGTTACATCCTCACTTGTTTTCAAAGTTAAATTGCAAGATCCTGTAATGACAAGTAATTCTCCACGGGGCAAGGGATCGTCTTTTTGTATATCTGTTATCCATCGACTTGATACAATTCCCTCCGCTAAACCTAAATCAATATTTCTTGCATCCATAATAATCTGATATGCTATGTCAAAAAGTTCATCAATTGAAGCGTCAGCTAAATCACTTGCATTTGCTATATTTGCAATTGCTGTTTGTATTTGCAGCGCTGTTGCATTCGGATTATTCAGAGTTGCAATGTCTCCGGATGCGGCTTTTGAAACCGTGAAACCTATTTTGATTGTTATTTCGTGATCATTAGGGCCGCGCGGAGAACCGCCGCTTTTTGGAAAACTACCACGGGAATAATAAACTTGTATGAGTCTATTATTATCAATTACCTCTTCGGCTGATTTAGTTTGTTTTTGCGATCCGGCTACTGTATACCTACCGGCTGCACTATTAGAAAATAAGGTTTTTACAGATTCTTTTATCGTTCTAAATTTCATCATGATTGAACCAGCTTAATTGGATATATTCTGAAAAATCCTAAAGAGCTTCCGCCCTCAATTGATCTATCGGGAGTGAAAACATAATTTGATAATACGGTTTCATCCATCGGATCGAGTGGAAATTTAATACTCCATTTTTCCCCAGGTGCAGGGATTCGTGATAAACTGGATCGGGCTTGCACTATAACGGGTTCATGCACCGTCATTGGTTCGCCCGTATCCGGATTTTCGACACGGCGATCATACAAAGTTTGAAGCGTCCTTAATTCGTTTCCGGTTTCGTTATCTATATTATATATTATTCCGTCCGGATCTTGATATATTACAGGTGTGCTCCAATTCTTTGTATTTTGTTTTTTTAAATTTGTGATCGCACGCGTACGAAGATTTGTCATTTATCCCTTTTCTCACTTTCCGATAAAATCGGAATATCCTTTTTCGGCATATCGCCTTTTTGGTTTTTATTTAATACTTTGGCAAATTTCGATTCTAAAGCTGCCGGGATTTCATCCCCGGCCTTTAATACTTTTTTACCAAAATATATTGTTTTTCCTTTTGGCACTTTCATTATACTACCGCCCCCAAAACTACAATCGAGTCGGTCTGAGTAGTTGCATAAATAGGTGCTGATTGAGTTCTGATTATTACATTCTTTTTATCATCCGGCATATATGCGTCTGAATAAAAAGCCTGTGGCAGAACAATTCCGCTTGATGTATCAACGTTGGGCGGAAGCTGTGGAGCCAACATATTAAATCCGAACATTTCATTATACCATGATACCTCGGAAGGTGTTACCGGCATACGGTCACGTGGGCCGAAATAACGATCCATTCTTGCCTCAACTGGCATTAGAAAAACTTTGTCTAATGGCATGTAATTTTGAGTTGTCCCGGTTCCATCTGTATAAATATCATCGTTTGTAAATAGCCATACAGTGCGGCCCTTTGGAGTCATTAAGCGTCCTCTTGGTTCCCAGCCAGCTTCTACAAGTTTTGAAAATCTTGGAGGTACTGGATTACTGTTTACCTCGATTTGGTCGAAACGCCTATTGTCTGCAAGTGTCAAAGTTGTGGTATCTTTTAGAAATGCGTTCATAGCACCGCCGCCGACTGCCATAAAGTTTCCTTTCATAAAAGAATCTTCTTTGATTAAATCGAGTGCGCCGTCAATATCACCCATTATGTCTTGAGTTCCTGAGTCCCATTTTGCAGTTACATTATATGTATGAGTTGCTTTACGAAAAAAATCGTATAACAAATTTACGTTTGTAGTGCCAATAATAGCAGGCATAGTTCCTGTCAAAATAGACTGGCTTGCTAAATATTCAAAAGTTCTAACCATTTTTCTTATATGATCGTAGTGAATATCCTTTGCAAGTTCTCTATTTCTATCAATTTGAGTACGTCTTGCATATGGGTTATCACCGGCAAGTCGTTTTAAAAGTTGAGTTGAGTTAATATTTCCCATCTCTTCGATTAAAGGATATTGTCTACCAATATTTGTGTATACCTGGTCGGTTACATTTTTCCCTCTTGATACATCGTCACTAACTTGACCTCGATGTACCATAGCCGCAAGTCTTTCTCCATTAGCTCTGAGTATATCAATTTCTACAACGCCCTCATCCTCGGAGAATTTTGTTTTACTTCCTCCGAGTGGGTTTCCGAAAATTGCCTGAAACGCGCGCGGAGTTGCTTGTACTTCACGTTCGTCAAACATTTCAATCATAAATCTGCTATAATAATCAACTGTATTCATTTTATACCTCCGTTATACGTTTTCAGCCGCAGAACCTGCAATTGTATTCTCAGCTACAAGGCCCATTGTTCTTAGATGCTCTTCGAGTGTCAAAGAGGTACCTAATATTATATCTGTATACGCTCCGCTGTTTTCAAAAACTAATTTGTCACGGTCAAACCGTGCGCCAGAAATTAGGATCGGCATATCTTCAACGTCCCCGGCAACTAATGCCGCGGCTGTAATATCACCGATTGTACTTTCAGGATCG